GGGGGGACCGCCCTCCCTCCCGCTGCCCCGCCCGCAAAACCGCCGCCCGGCCCGGCCCGCCCCCCGCCCCCCGCCGTGCGTGGTAGGGTGGGGGGGATGGTGGAGATCAGTGATGGGCACGGGTGGGTGAAGGTTTGGGAGGACGTCGGTCGCAATCGTGAGATGGCCGTCTGTCGCGGCGATGGCTGCAATTGTGGTGTGACGAGGTACCGGGAAGGCGTCAAGTGGACGATCGCTCCGGTCGCCCCTTGGGTTGACAAGGTCCACGTGGACTTGCATGCGAAGGCGGTCACGCGTAGGTTCTGAGTCGCATGGGCTTGCTCGGTGTCGGTGGCCGCATCATTGTCCGTGTCGTCCTGAACGACGGCCAGCGCATGTGGCGGTACCTTGATCACTTCGACGATCTGACGAATCACTCGAAGCTCTGCAGGCTGTTCAGCCTCGACGCGGTGTCGACGACGTTCGACCTGCCTTCGAGCGCACGTGGTGTCGGTTCAATGCAGTCCGGCTTTGGCCGCAGCGACACGAACCGCACCATCGACGGCTACATCCTGCGCCATGGCGAGCCGATTGGTCGGCTCCACGTCGCGTACGAGTCTGAGCGATTCAAGGACGTCGACCCGACGACCATGTGGAGATAGGTCATGCCCGGATATTCGATCGGTACCGATCTCGCGGCTGTCCGCGCGATCATCGCGTCGGCGCTCCCGGCGTATACGGTGACGCAGCCGACGACGCCCTACAACGGCGTGCCATTCGTCACCGGGAACACGACCTACGTCTTGACGGCGAACGCGAATGGCGCTCTCGCCGCGCAGGACGGCGTCACGTTGGCGGTCGGCGACACGGTGCTTCTGGCCGCTGGTGCCGCGCTCGTGGACAACGGCCTCTACACCGTGACTTCGATCGGCTCCGCAAGCACGCCCTACGTCCTGACGTCGCGCTTCCAGAACTACGCGACCGGCATCGTCTACTCCGGTCAAGAAGTGAAGGCCGACACGGCGGGCACGACCTGGGGCGGATCGACGTGGAAGCTCATGACCTCGGGCGCGATCACGGTCGGCGTCTCGAATCAGCAGTGGTATCCGAAAGTGCAGCGCGGCACGGGTGCGACGGGTGGCGGCACGACGGTCGCGCTCACGACCTTGTGGGCGTTTGCCGCGACTTCGACGATGACCGCGAACGACGTCACGGGCGCGAACGCGGTTCAGTGCGGAGCGATCGTCGCGGGCGCCGGTACGGGCACGTGCACGCTGACGGGAACGACCGCGCACACGCTGTCGTGGATGCTGACGAACTCGTAAGGAAGATTCATGAACGCCAACAATCCCTTCGCGTCCTCGCCCTTCGGCGGCTCGCCCATGTCCGGTTTCACATCGACGCCAGGCGGCGCTTCGAGCCCTGTCAACGCTCGCGGTGTCCAAGCGCAGCAAGAGGCCCGCAAGCGTGCCGGCTTCATCGCGGGCCGCATCGGCGCCAAGTTCGATGCACGCGGCGTTCTCCGGAAGGACCTCGTCGCCGCCGACCCGGACGCGCCGTATCTCGGCCTGACGATGACGATCGAGGACCGGTCTCGCTTCCTTCGTGACGGCGCCGGCAAGTCGGTCTCGATGCACCTCGTATGCATGCATGCGAACTGCGCCGGCAAAAGGTGGGACTCGTTTGACGCGATGATCTCAGACCATCCGAGCGTCGAACAGATGGTCGCGCACAATGAGGCTCACGTCTGGTGTTTCCTCTCCGAGGAGCTCCGCGGCCGCAAGGCTCGCGAGAAGTTCGAGAAGGCCGACGACAAGGCGAAGCTCGTGATGTTGACGCAGGCGATGCAGGACGGCCCTGTCGGCAACATCGCGACCGGCTCCGGGATGATCGGCCTTCTGAGCGACGAGCAGTGGGCCGGATGATCACGGTCACCGCATCACGCTTTCACGGTGATCCGGTGGGTCGGATCATTCAGTTGGACGGCTTCGTGTGGCTGGCGTCCCGGTAGTCTCGAAGTCCGCCGCTTCGAAAGCGCGCAAGGACCTCGGCGGCGAAGCGATCCCGGGACTCGCCGACATTGACCGGCTCGGCGAGTTCATCGCCATCCTGAGCCGTGGTCAGCTGACGAACCCGACTCACTTCGCCGCGTTCTGCGACGTCTACGAGCGCGCCCACCGAGGTGGTCTTCGTGTCTGTCTCGTAGGTCCGCGCCAGCATGGCAAGACGACGTGTGGCGAGTACGCGTGCGCCTTCCACGCATGCAAGGATCCAAAGATCAAGCTCTTTTTCGCGACGTACTCGCAGGACTACACGGAGAAGCAGTCGCGTGTCATGCGCCGCATCCAACTTGACGCCGGGATCCGCTTCCAGGACGACCACCTTCGGCTCGACGGCTGGAGCTACGAAGCGGGCGGGTATCAGGCTTGCTCGTCGATCGGCGGCGCCGCGAACGGTCTCGGGTCGAACATCGCAATCATCGACGACGCGTTCAAGAGTGAGCTCGACGCTGCAAGCCTTGCGACGCGTGACAAGGCGTACGACTTCGTGAAGACGACGGTGATCCCGATGCTCGCACCGGGTGCCTCGCTCATCGTAACCGCGTCTCGCATGCATGAGGACGACTTGACGGGTCGTCTTGTGCGTCTCGATGGCTTCGACGAGGTGCGGATCCCTGCGATCAATGACGGCGCGGACCTAACGCGCGAGATCGGCGCCCCGCTCTGTCCATGGGGCCCGGATCCGAAGTACCCACGCACCCTCGAGTTTCTGACTGACCTCCGAGACGGCAAGGTCAACAAGGACGGCGTCCGTCAAGGCGCGCTCTCGGCTCGCACGTGGGCGACGCAGTACCAAGGCCTCCCTCCGCCGCCCGAAGACTCGATGTTTCGCGAACCGAAGATCGTCGATGGTCTCGTGCCCTTCAAAACCCAGTGTATCGGCGTCGACCTCTCCTTCTCGCGCGGCAAAGGCTCGGACTACGCGGTGCTCTTGCATGCGAGCATCACCGCGGCCGGCGTGGTGCAAGTCCACGACGTCTGGCGCGGCAGGATGATCCCGCAAGAGTACATGCCGACCCTGAAAGCGTGGAAGGCGCGCCATCCAGGTGTCTCGATGTACGCCTACTCATCTGGCCCCGAGAAGGGCGTCATCGTCATGGCTCACATGGAGGGGATCCCGATCTTCCCCGTCGACACGGGCGGCCGCTCGAAGGCCACGCGCGCGCAAAAGGCCGCGCATGCGTGGAATGAGGGTCGGATCGTCCTCCCACGTGGCGCGCCGTGGCTGGACACGTTCCGCCGCGAGGTGACGAACTTCGATGGCTCGGGCACGGACAACGACGATCAGGTTGACGCGCTAACGAGCGCCTACGACATGCTCGCGGGAGTCAGCATGTCAACCTCTTTTTTCACGGGTGGCTCGAGAGTTGTGTGACGGCAGGCGGGTTCTAGCGTACCCTGTCATCCGTGACCCAGGGCATCGGTGACTACAACGGCATCCTGCGTTCTCCCTATGCCACGGTGAGCCAACCGGTCACGGGTCCGCTGAACCTCCTGGATCAGTTTGGCCGCGTCATGCCGCCGACGAACGACCCGGCCTGGCAGCGTCCTTCGGAGCTTCTCACGGACCCGGATCGACTGAAGGCCGGCGCGAACGTCATCCCGCGCCAGATTCCGATCATTGAGACGCAAGAGATCTGGCAGGTCTCGGACGTCCGGAACGCGGTCTTTCAGCTCTCGCAGGGTTTCTTCGATCAGGCGAGCCAGCTCGTCGAAGCGATCCTCGCCGACGATCGTGTGCAGGCTACACTCGGTTCGCGCACTGATGGCTTGCTCGGCGCGCCCGTCGACCACGTCATCCCGACGAAGCTCAAAGACTCCGCGGCTGCGAAGGAAGTATGCGACGCGTGGTGCGACGCGTGGGACACGATCGCGAATGAGCCCGCGATGGCGACGCTCCTCGAATGGGATCACATGTTGAAGTTTTCCCCGGCTCAGCTGATCTGGAGCGAGCCGGACGAGAACGATATCATGATCCCGACGGTGACGCAGTTCCACCCGCGTTACGCGTACTGGCATCCGACCTTGTATCGGTACATCGCGATCACGATGGATGGCCAGATTCCGATGACGCCGGGAGATGGCACGTGGGTCATTCACGCAAGCCGAGGCTACTACCGCGGTTGGATGCACGGCGCCGTCCGCGCCATTGCGACGCCATGGCTTCTCCGTAACTTCGCTCGCCGCGACTGGGCCCGGTACTGCGAGCGCCACGGCATGCCGGCTTTGCTCGCGCTGACGCCCGCGGCAGCCGATCCGGCGCAAGTGGCGATATTCCGGGCCGCGCTTGCGAACCTTGGGCAAGAGTCCGTCGTCCAGCTCCCGCAAGGCGTCGACAAGCAGTTTTCGTACGATCTGAAGCTCCTCGAGGCGACCGACGCCAATTGGCAGGCTTTTCCGGGCTTCATGGATCGGATGGATATGTGCATTGTGCTCGCATTGCTCTACCAGAACCTCACGACTGAGGTCACCGAAGGGAGCTTTGCGGCCGCACGCACGCACGCTGATGTTCGTCAGGCCGCACTCAAGGCTGACGCCCGTGCACTTGCCCGAACGATCTACACCCAGATTGCGCGTCCGTTCGCTGCGATGAACTTCGGTGACGCGAACCTCGCTCCGAAGACGACCTGGCAGATCACGCCCTACGAAGACAACGAAGCGGCAGCTCGTACGTGGGCTTCGTTCACGAGCGGCGTGTACCAGCTGAAGCAGGCCGGGAAGGACCTCTCCGCGCTCAAGCCGGTTGCGAAGTCCTTCGGCCTCGATCTCTCAATGACGGACATCACTGACGCTCCAGTGCCGGTCGCGACTTCTGGCTCGTCGAGCGCGCCGAAGTCCGGAGACAACGCCGCTTCGAAGCCTCCCGTGCCGAAGGTGCGTGCGAGCCGAGCCAAGAGGGCCGCATGAAGCGCGCATCCGATCGTAGGTACGTCCGCCGGGGCGAGCTTCTCCTCATCGACGAGAACTTCGTCGAGCGAGACCGAGCGGATCGCGGCGCATTTTTCTGGCTATTCGCGCCGCCGTCTCCGGTGACCGAGTACTATGGGCCTGTCGCCGTTCTCCACATCCGCGGTCCACTCGAGCATCACAACGAGGGAGGCTCAGACTCGTACGACGCGATCCGGGACCGCGCTCGTGAGGCGATCGAATGCGAGGACGTCGAATCGGTCGTCATGCGGATCGACTCTCCCGGCGGTTCCGCCCACGGCCTGATGGGACTCGTTGCGGATCTCATCCAGCTGAAGAAGGCGAACAGGAAGCGTCTGATTGCGTACTGCGACGACTACGCGTGCAGCGCCGCGTACGCGATCTCGTGTGCGGCCGACGAAATCATCGTCACGCCGACGAGCATCACCGGCAGTATCGGCGTCATCTCGACCATGGTCGACGTGACGAAGCGGGACAAGAAGGAAGGGCTGACCTTCGTCACGATCGCCTCGGGCGCGCGCAAGTCCGACGGCCACATTCACGTCCCGATCACCGCAGACGCCATTGCCGCTGAGCGCCCGCGCATCGAGAAACTGGCCTCGGACTTCTTCGCGCTCGTCTCGTCATCTCGCGGGCTCCCTGTCAAGAAGATTCGGTCTTACGAGGCCGGGATCTTCCTGGGAGACGCTGCGATCCGGGCCGGGATCGCCGACGACTGCATGGCGTGGGACGAGCTCCTACTCGCTCTCGGCGCGGAGCAACTTGCGCCAGAGTCTGATTCGGTGCAGTCTGAAGGCACCCATGGGTCATACAGCACCCAGTCCCCATCGACACCTCGAAGGGCGTCAAACATGAGCAAGCTCAAGATCGAAGCGCGAATTGCGAAGCTTCGACAGAAGATCGCGGCCGAAAAGGACCCGGTCAAGTTGCACACCCTGAGCTCGCAGCTCGGGTCGTTGACTGCGGCGCTTCAGGCCGCTCCCGCTCCGCGTCGTCTCGGTGGCTCGCCCATGGAGGATGACGAGGATGAGGAGGAAGACGACGAGGAGGACGAAGACGACGAGGAGGACGAGGCTGCAGCTGCTCCCGTCAAGCGCAAGTCCGTTGCGAAGAAGGTCAAGGCCAAGGGCAACGAGACCAACCGCGGCGACGATGACGACGACGATGACGACTCGGACGACACCGACGGCGATGATGACGACGATGACGACGATGACGACGACGACGAGGCCATGGCGGCCGCCGTCAAGGTCGCCCGCAGCGCCGTCCTCGCCGCGAAGACGCCGAAGGCCCGCAGTCGCGCGATGAAGCGGTACGAGGCCGCGCTCTCGGGATCGTCCAAGGTCCTCGAGGTCGCGCGCAAGGTCACGGGCCAGCGTTCAACGAGCGGGATCATTGGCGCGCTCGAGGGCTTCCACAAGTCGACGGCGCGAATCGACAAGCTCGAAAAGAAGAGCCGCATGCAGGACGTCCGAGAGACGGTCCGGGCGGCTCGGTCGCAGGGCAAGATCTCGAAGGCCGAGGCCTCGAGCTACATCGACGCGGCGAAGGCCGGAACGGTCGACCCGCGCTGGCTGAAAGGTCACCTCGCCGCGCTCCCGAAGCAGTTCCGCGCAGCTTCCGAGGGTCCTGCAATCGGGGACCCGAATGCGCTTGCGCAGATTGTCGGCGGACTTCCGCAGCCGCCTCTTGCAACGCATACAGGCGGGTTCGTTGCGACCCCTATGACGGGTGGCGTCAGTGCGCCGAATCCGTACGTGGGCGCGGGCACGATCACTGGTCAGGGCGCGCCGATGACGGCTGAGGATCAAGCGGCTCTCGCCGGTCTCGACCCGTCGACGCAGTCGTACATCTACAACTCAGTCGCCGCCGGCATCATGGCGCCTGACGGCAAGCGCCACACCGTCGCGACCTACGCCGCGCAGCTCCGGCAGCAGCTCGGCATGACCGGCGGGCGGTTGAACGGCGCCGCCAACGGGGTGATTCGATGACCGCGCTCACGCAAGACAGGAAGACGGACCGCATCAATCCGGAGGACAGCGTCCTCCCGCTGCTCCTCACGCCAACGCCGATCGAGGCCAACACGACCTGCTTCGCGGGCGGCATGGCCGCGTACAACGCGAGCCGCAACGTCGTTCCGGCTGCCGCAACGGCGGGCCTGATCATCATGGGGCGGACCGAATCGACCGTGGTGAATAACCCCGGGACAGCCGGCTCGCAGCAGGTCTTGGTCCGGCCGGGCGCCTACTACTACAACAGCGGGACCGGCGTCGACGCGATCACGAACGCGAACATCGGCGCCCCCTGCTATGCCTCGGACGATCAGACGGTGAACCTCACCGACGGCGGCGTGGGTCGCCCGCTCGCCGGCACGATTCTCGGCCTGAATCCGAATGGCAACGGCCAGGTCGGTGTTCAGCTTGGAATGGTCTGGCCCTACGCGGGCGGCTTCGTCCAGCACACGACGATCCTGCTCTCCCTGGCTCAGATCCAGGCGACGACCAGCGGCACACCGTTCAACGTCGGGCCGGTCCTGCCGGCGAACTACCGTCTCTTCGAGTCCGAGGTCGTGTGTACGCAGACTTTCACGGGCGGCGGTGTGACGGCGATCACCGTGTCGCTCGGGGTGTCCGGCGCGAACGGTTCGATTCTAGCGACCGGGTCGTCAATCATCACCTCGGGCCTCATCAACGCGGCCCCGGGCTCAAATCCGTTCCAGCAACGCGGCGGCGCGCAGCTGCAGGCGCTCATCACGAATACCGGCGGCACGAACGCAACCCTCACTGCAGGCACGCTGCAGATTGACCTCTTCGGGGCCATCATCCAATGATCATCAACCCGGTCAATCAGCCGACGAGCCTGTCGCTCACGGTTCTGTTCCTCGATTTCCAGAACCGCTTCTGGCAGAACTACTCCGCCGCCCCGGTCTGGTACAACCGCCTCGCTTCGACGATCCCCGTCGGCACCAATCAGGTGCTCTTCCCGTGGATCGGCATGCTGGACAAATACCGGAAGTGGGACGGCCCTCGGATCGTTCACCAGCCGGCACCGCAGACGTATCTCGTCCAGATCCAGCCGTTCGAGCTCACCGAGTCGATCGACCTCTTCCGACTGAACGACGATCTCAACGGCGTCTACTACCCCACGGTCCAGTTCATGGGCATCCAGGCCGCGAAGTGGCCGGACTACCAGATCCGCGACCTGCTCCAGGGTGTCGGTGCGTGGTCGTCGACGAACTCGCTCGCGCAGACGGGTCCGGACGGCGTCAACTTCTGGGGCACCAATCACCCGATCGATTTCTACGACGCGAGCAAGGGCACGTATATCACCGACTTCACCGGCGGCGGCCAGACGATCAACTCGATCCTCACGGGCGGCTCGCTCGCACCGAACGCGTTCGCGACGCTCTGGCAGGAGTTCGCGTCGCGCAAGTCGGAGTCGGGTGAAGCGCTGGGCGTCGTGCCGGACCTCATGATGGTCCCGGCGCAGCTCAACATCACTGCGATGACGCTCCTTCAGGCGAACATGTACGCGCCAAGCGTCCTCGGAAACCTCGGCGCGGGCAACTTCCCGACGCCGGGTGCGCCCGCGGGCCCGAACGCGCCGATGGTCGGCGCGATGCAGAACATGTTGAAGGGCTGGGTCGATCTTCTCATGACCCCGGACCTCTTCGCGAACCCGAATGTCTGGTATCTGTTCTGCACGACCAAGCCGCTCAAGCCGATCATCTGGTGCCTGAACTCGGCGCCAAACTTCGTCTACCGGATCCGGCCTGACGACCCCGTCGTCTTCGACACGCACACGGTCAACTACGGATCGTGGGCGAGAGGCGCGCCCGCCTGGTCTCTGCCGTGGCTGAGCGCGCGGAGCGGGCCGTGACATGGGCTACGCGTCGGCCACCACCGATGCGGTGACGTACGGGCTCGTTGGAAGCGCGTACGGTCTGAACATCACGCAGGCGCAGATCCAGGCGAATCTGGACGCGGCGAGTGCGTGGGCCGACACGTGCCTTCGGGGCCGGTACAAGCTGCCGCTTCTCCAGCCGTATGATCCGGCGCTCGTTCGTGCGGTCGTCCACATCGCTCGCTACGAGATCCTGGCCCTCCGCGGTTTCGACGAGGAGAACGCGGCCGACAAGAACGTGGTCGACTCGAACACTCGAGCGATCGAGTTCCTGAACTCGATTCAGCGTCAGGAAAAGCACCTTGCTGCGGTCGAATCGGGAAGCACGTCGCCCGGCATCGTGAATCCTACCGTCACGAGCTCGTCGACGATCTGCTTCAACACGACGCGCACCGCTCCGAATCGGGGACTTTGATGCCGAGTCCCGCATACATCGGTCGAGTGCGATGGCAGGCCGGCAGCGCCCCTGCCACCGTCACGATCACGGCTGGAGCGGTCCTGCTCCGAATTCGTGCGCGCGCGACGACGGCCAACGGAACCGTGACCATCTTCGGCGGGAAGGACGCGGACAGCGGAAACGCAACGCTCACGATCCTTTCCACCGACACTTCATTCACCCAGCTGGACTTCGATCATCTCGGCTTCGTCGCCGGGAACGATGCGACGACAGCAGGCAGCGCCGACATTATCTTCGGGACGAACATCACCTCGTGGTACGTCGAGTACGCGGTTCCGACCGCGGGACCGGGCCACTGATGAGCGCCTGGACGGGTGACATCCGCGATCTGGGGCGTCTTGCCGAGAACCTCCGTGCGCTCTCGGAGGTTCCGAGCCAAGCCTCACGCGAGGCCGCGAAGGGCATCCAGCGCGCGATCCGGACTCAGTTCACATCGGGCACGGACCCCTACGGCGAGCCCTGGGAGCCGCTCAAGCAGTCGACGCTCGACAAGGGCCGGACGCCGCCCCCGATGACGGACACGGGCCGCATGAAGCGCGGCATGCGCGTGCGACCGTCAAAGGGCGCCGGCATCGAGGTCACCTCCGAAGCGGAGTACCTCGGCTTCCACCAGGGCCAAGGCTCGCCGCGAGCCAACGTCCCGCCGCGTCACGTGCTCCCCGAGGGCGAACTCCCGGACTCGTGGCAGAAGGCGATCGAGGATGCCCTCGACGCCGCCTTCGAACGGACGTTGCAATGAAGAACGCCGTCCTTTCTCCGGAGAGGGTCCTTTACGGCCTGACGCCGCTCCTTTGGGATCCGGAGGTCGGGATCTCGACGCAGCTCGTGGCAGAGCTCAAGCTCGCCGGCTTTCCCGAGCTTCAGGACGGCAAGATCCTCTTTGGCGAGTCTGCGCTTCGGCAGCGTCGATCGCCACCGTCGATCGTGTGCATGTGGGCCTCGTCGGCGACGGGCGGGACGGAATGGGGGACGGAGATTCCGCGCCCGACGAGCGTCTTCGTCCAGCCCGTGATGAACGCGCTTGCGACGGATCTCTTGCAGCTCGACTTCCACGTCTGGGCCGCTGCCTTCCCGCCGGATCCCGAATCCATCCGCGACGCCGACGCCTGCCGCTACCTCGTCCACCAGCTTTGGCGCGTCATCCACCGAAAGGCCGAGGGCGCGTACCGAGTCGTTGGCGTCGACACGAATCTTGCGCGCCCAAGCGAGGAAGGTTTCTCTGCCGTGATGCGCGTCGAGATCAGGACCTCGGTACCGGACTCGCTTCTATCGTACGTGCTCCCCGGAACGAAGGGCACGACCTCCGTCACGGCTGACGGCTTCACAAACGAAGCGATCGTCTTCTCAACGCCAGGAGTGACCTGATGGCCGGTCGCGTTTCAATCGTCGTACTCGACAACGGCGCCAGCACGGTGACGGTGCCGACGCAGAACACTCAGCTCGTCATCGGCACCTCGTCTGCGGGTACGGTCGGTGCTCCCTACGCCTCGACGAGCCAGACGAACATCGCGACGCAATTCGGCGTGGGGCCCCTCGTCGAGGCTGCAGGTCTTATCGCCGGCGTCGGTGGCGTCCCGGTCTGCGTCAAGGCGACGTCCACGACGGCGGGCGCTCCGGGCGCGGTGACGACTACGGGCGCGGGCACGAGCGTCATCACGGTCACGGGTACGGCGAACGACACCGCCGAGATGCTGATGACCGTCGTCACCGGCGGCACGGTCGGCACGGCGGGCTGGACCTTCACCTTGAGCTACGACGCAGGTCGCACCGTCTCGCCGCTCATCAATCCAGGCGTTGCGACGACGTACGCGGTCCCTGGCATCGGCGTGACCCTCAACTTCGCTGCGGGCACCATGCTTGCGGGTGAGACGGCCTCGTTCGGCACGACGGAGCCCCTCTGGAACTCGGCCGGCATCTCGGCTGCGATCACGGCCTTCCTCGCGAGCTCGTACGCGAAGCAGGGAGTCGGCTCGACGCACATCGTGGGCGGCTCGACGGCCGTCAATATGGCTTCGGGAGCGACCGGCTCGGACATGGTCGCGATCGGGGGATCGCTCCAGAGCGCGCGCACGAATCAGTTCTCGTTCAATCGCGCGTACATCTCGGCGCGTGACGCGAAGTTCCCGACGACCTACTCGGGCGCGGCGGAGACTGAGGCCGCGTGGATGACCGCCATTCAGACCGATTACGGTGGACAGTCTCTGAATGCGGACACGACGGGCCGTCTCGCTGTCTGCGCCGCGTACTGGAACATTCAGAGCGTCTACCAAAATGGTCTCGGGGTCGCGCCTCGGTTCCGTCGATCGATCGCCTACGCGGTCGCCCAGCGCCAGGTGCAGATCCCGCCGCAGCGCATGCCGTCTCGCGTGAAGGACGGCGCACTGTCGCCGGTCGTGGTCTCGCCCGCCGACAAGACGGATGGCTTCGTCTACCACGACGAGTCGATCACGCCCGGCCTCGATACGACGAAGGGCGGGAGCGGCGGCAACTTCTCGACGACGACGACGATCGTCGGCAAGTCGGGCGTTTTCTTGCAGCACGCGAACCTCTTCTCGCCGACTGGATCCGGATTCGGATACATGCCCCAGGGCATCGTCGTCGACATCGGTTGCTCGATCGCCTACCAGATCGGCGTCAACAACATCGACGACGACATCCGTCTGACGACGACCGGCGGCATTGACCCACGCGACGCGGTCACGATTTCGCAGGCGATCACGCGCGCGATCAAGGCGAACATGACCGACCAGGGCATGCTCACCGCGAACACGACGAATCCGGACGGCTGCGTTGTGCAGGTCGATCAGACGGTCAACGTCGGCGCCACGGGCAACGTCCCGATCCAGGTCTCGCTCCAGAGGAAGGGCTACATCCTGACCGAGACGATTACGGTCGGTGCGGCTCCGGGCACGTGAGGGTAACCCATGAGTAACTCGGGCATCGCACTGTCACTCGGTCTCGGCGTCGGAGCCGCGCAGCTTCCGTACCCGCTGATCAACGGCTTCGCGTTCTCGTACGCGTCGGTTGAGGGGAAGTTCAACCTCCCCTCGGGCCTCTTCGTCATCAAGGGCTTCAAGGCGATCAACTACAAGGCGCCACTCGAGGAGACGAAGATCTGGGGCAGCCATCCGGAGCCGTACGCACGCACAATCGGCAAGCAGGACTACGAGGCCGACTGCGAGATGTACCTGGCCGAGGCGAACGCGCTCCAGACGACGATCGGCCCGGGCTGGTCGCAGGTCATGTTCGACATGATCGTGACCTACTCGACGCCGGGTTACCTGATGATCGTCGACACTCTCGTCGGCTGCCGCCTCATGACGCCCGAGACCGGAATCACGATGGGGTCGACGGAAGGCGTTACGCGCAAGTTCACCCTCAACCCGATGTCGATGCGCCTCTCGGGTCAGTCGATGCTCTTGAATCCGCTCGCGGGCGCGCTAACCTGAGGTCTGCTTGTGGCGCCGGGATGCCGACGCCGATGGCTCGTCCGGGACGCCGGCCGCGCGCCAACCTCCCGCCGGAGTGACAAGTCCGGCGCCGTTGAGGAGGCGCGCCATGCTGACCGAAGCCGAGCTGTCGAAGATCGAGGAGACCTACCCGAAGGCGATCCGGATTACGGATTCGGAGAACACGTACGAGGTCGTCGTCCGGCCTCCGACGCGGCCCGAGGTAAAGCGGTACCGGTCGCGCCTGCGCGACCCGATGTGGGCCGCCGAAGCTGTCGAGGAGCTCATCACGTCAGCGGTCGTCTATCCCGATGTAAAGGCGTTTCAGGCGCTTCTCGACGAACATCCGCTTCTCTGCGAGGGGATCGGCAACATGCCCGAGGTCGCGAAGATGCTCGGCCTCGCTACGCGCCAGTCGGGAAAATGATCGAGGCGCTGCGCATGGCCCAGCGCAGCGACCTGGACGACTTCGCCACGGGCATTGCCGATCTCTTCGCCGGCCGCGAGACCGACGACGCGATCGCGTGCGCCCAGAACCTCTCTCATCTCCTATGGCTCGCCGGCAACACGATGACCGGCAACAAGTGGAGCCGGTGAGATGGCGATCAAGACCTTCACTGTCAACCTGCAGGGCAACTTCGCCGACAAGGCGAAGGACGCTGCCGGAGCCGCGTTCACGCTGACAGGTTCGATCTCGGCTCTCGAGAGCGCGACGGAGAGCCTCGGCGGGTCGATGCTCGGATCGCTCATCAAGTTCGACCTCCTGAAGCGCGGCGCCGAGTTCGCGGTCCGAGCGATCTCCGAGCTCGCAGAACAAGCACTCGACGCCTCCGAGAACGTCGAGCGCATGTCGCAGTCGTTCGGCGCGCTCTCCGGGACGGGCGTCGAAGGTGGGCGCGCGGTGCTCGAGCAGATCCGGAACATCGCCGCGCAGCTTCCGCAGTCCGAGCGCACGGTGCAGCGTTGGGCGCAAGGGCTGATGTCGGTCGGCGTGACCGACATGAGCGATCTCCAGAATCAGCTTGGCGCGATCGCGGGCGCGGAGGCGCTCGTCGAGGGAGGAGGAGAGAAGGTTCGGGGCCTTCTCATGCGCCTGAACGAGGCGAGCGAGCGCGGGACGAAGGTCAAGTTCTCGATGGCCCAGCTCGCGGGGACGGGCGTCACCGAGAAAGAGCTTCTTGCCCAGCTCGGAATGACGCCGCAGCAGCTCGACGCCGCGAAGAAAGCCGCAACGCTGACCGGCGGCCAGATCGCCGACGCGCTCACGGGCGCGATCAATGCGAAGGCGCAGGGGCCGCTTGAGGCAATGTCGGCCGAGTTCGGGACGGCGATTACGAAAGGGAAGGACGCCTTCATTCACCTCCTCGAAGGGATCGACTTCTCCGGTCTGACCGGCCAGCTCCGGATCTTTTTCGGCTACTTCGACCAGTCGCAGCCGAGTGGACAGGCGCTCAAGCTCGGGATTGGAGGAGGCATTCAGGGCATCGTCGACACTCTGACGAAGCTCGCGCCCATGGCCCGTCACTTCTTTCTCGAGGTCATCTTGTACTCGCTCAAGGCGTACAACTTCCTCCGGCCGCTCGTCTCCGGATTCCTTGACTTCTTGGGGACGATCACGAAGACGAAGGAATTCACCGAGGGCCTTCAGGCACTGGCGATCGGGGTTGGCGTCGTCGCAGCCGCGTTTGCAGCTCTTACGGCAGGCGCGATCGCGGGGATCGCCCTCATCGTGACCGGCCTCGGAAAGCTCAGCGAATGGGCGAAGTCCGTCGGCGAGTGGATGGGCGACGCTGCGTTTCACCTGGTCGAGTTCGCGACGAAGGGCGCGCAAGCCGCGACCGACTTCGTCAAGGGGTTCGTCCAGGGGATCGAACAGAAGATCTCCGAGGTCGTCGGCGCCGTCGAGCGCATGGGAACTGCAGCCTGGGACGCCGTCAAACGCACCCTTCACCTGGGCTCGCCCTCGCGCCTCATGATCGAAGCCGGTAGAAACGTCGGCGAAGGTCTCGCCATCGGCACCGAACAATCGGTCCCGCGCGTGACAGAGGCCGCGGTGTCGATGGCCGGCGCGGCGGCTCGCGCTCCCCAAGCTGGATCGGGCGCGGGCGTGACCCAGCGTAACGACATCCACATCGAGGTCTACGCGCGCGATAATCAGCAGGCGCGCGAGGTCGTCGACGAGCTCGAGGAGCGGCTGCCGTCGCTCTTTGAGCGATGGGCGCTGAGCCAGGGAGTCGCGCCGGCATGAGTCAGTCGAACGTCACCATCTTCGGCATCACCGGCGCTCCCCAGGTCTCGTGGCCCCCGGACCCGATCCAGAACCCGCTCGCGTGGGACAAGATTGAGGTCGCGGGTGTCAAAAACCCGGGCCTTGCCATCGTTGGTGAGGTGAAGCGAAAGCACGTGTGGGACGAGAAAAAGGGCAAGGGCCAGCCTCGGGCGACGCTCACGTTCACGGGGGCGTATCTCGCACGTGTGTCGATCGACTTCATCCTGCTCGCGGGCCCGGACTTCAAGGGCGGCCAGTACACCGACCTTGAAGACTGGCTGACGTTCTCGCAGCAGTTCCAGTACGACCCGACGAAGATGCAGCCGACCGCGGTCGACGTCTACCACCCCTCGCTCATGATGATCGGCTTGAAGTCGTTCATCTGCGAGGAGATCGGCGCTCCGTTCCGAGAGGTCATCGGTCATTACCGCGCCCGCGTCTCTCTTATCGAGTTCGCCCCGACACCCCCCGTCAACGTGACCGCGACCGTTGTGAAGTCGAAGCCGACGCCCCCGGTCTCGGCGCGGCCTCCGGGCGTCAACACGGACCCGGCCGACGTCGCTCTTCAGAAGGCGATCGGTGTCGAGCTCGGGAAAGCGCAGGCGCCGCCGTGAGCGACTACGCCTCCTTTGCCGGCGTCCGCATGGTCGCCATGAGCCTCAGCCTGCCCCTCGTCGGGATCTGGACGGCTGATGTGGCCATGGCGACCGACGCGGCGCTTCCAGTGACCGGCCAGCTCGTCTTCGGCAACCTGACACTTCAGGGGTCCGTCTACCGCCAAGGCGCGCTCGGGGGCCAGACCCGAGCCCGGCTCGCGGGTGGATTCGGGGGTTGGTCCAAGTCCGTCGCCCCGCGCGGGTACTCGCTCCCGTCCGGGATCCTCCGATCGCTTGTTCTTCGGGATGTCGCGCTCGAGGTGGGGGAGCAGGTCAGCGTCGTCACGGACGGCTCGATCGGGAACTTCTGGACCCGCCCCGCCGGCCGCGCCGGCAACACCCTGCGCGCCGCCGCAGGCGCCTCCTGGTGGGTCGATGGGTCCGGCGTCATGCAGGTAGCCCCGCGCACCGGCGGCGCGGTCCTGACGCCCTTCCAGGCTGAGGAATGGGACGGCGGAGCGGGCATCCTGACAATCGCTGCAGACGACGTCGCGAGCTGGCAACCTGGAGTCACCTTCGCGAGCGCGACCGTCCCCAGGCAGACCGTCTCCTCGGTCCGCCATGTCCTGACGAACGACGGGAGGGCCCGCATGCGGGTCATGGTCTCGTGAGCAACGCGCCTTCCCAGCTTGATCGGATCCTCACTCCGTCTCGCAACCTTGAGCGAGGCGAGATTCCCGAACTCTCGCTGTCCGGGATCTACGAGTACACGGTCATCGCCGCGACGCCCCTCGGCGTCAGCGCGCAGCCGACGAAAGCCGGCTTGCCTCCGATCCAGCTCGCACCGGCCGGCAACATCGGCGTGACGACGCTCCTTGCGCTCATCGGACAGAACGTGCTCGTGGCGTTCATCAATCAGGATCCGTCGCGCCCGACCGTTCTCCACGTCAACATCACGTCGACCATGATCCTTGACTCGACCATGACGACGAGCGCGGGTCCGGTCACGATCGCCCTTCCCATCGTCGCCCCCCTGACGTCCGCATGACCCAGCCGTCGATATTCCCCGACTTCGGCCATGACCTGGCCCTCTTGACGGACCTCGACCCGGTTCAGTCGGAGGTATCAGGCCTCGCGAACTTGCTTCGTGCCCTTGTGCGCCGGCTCCAGTGCCCGCTCGGGGGGCTTATCGGGGACCCGAACTACGGTTACGACCTCGTCGGCGAGGTCGACGACGACATCGACACGTCCGATCTCGGGCGCATCGCCTCGAATATCGATCGCGAATTCGTAAAAGATGAGCGCGTGACCTCGTCGACGACGGTCGCCACTTACTCCGCCGGATCGATCGTCACGATTTCGAACGTCCTCACCGCGGCGGGCCCCTTCAAGCTCGTCCTGTCCACGTCCACGATCATCACGGCTCTCGGAGGCCAGCTCCCATGAGCTTCACGATCTCCCAGCTCTTCGTCCCGCTTCCGAGCGGTGTCGTCGCCGGAGTCACGCCGACGACGGTCGCGGCCTCGACGTGGCTTTTCAACGAGGTTCAGAACGGATCCGCGCTGAACTTGCCCGTCACCTCGTGGCAGTCGGGCGGCGTTGCGTGGACGGAGCTCATGATCACGGCCGTGGGCATGGCCGTGAGCGACGCGAATATCTCGATGCACGCCCAGGCGGCGTTCCTCGACTTCTGCGCGACGGGGACGGTCGTCTTCCCCGATCCCGCGAACCCGAGCGGCGCCCCGATCACCGTTCCCGTCTCGCCGGACCCATCGATCCCTGCGCAGAATCCGAACGGCGCGACGACCTGGCTCGATGTTCTTGCCGACTCGAATTACAACGTTCAACGAAACCTGGCGACGTTCGCCTCAGGGAACCTCCTCTTCGCCAACACGAGCGGATCCAGCATCGGGACCCTTCCCGCAGGCACCTTTCACACGGCCAACGGCTTCACGGGCGCGACCTATAACAACTCTGCGTCGTTCACTGGATCGGCTTCGACGGTCCTCGGCACGTCCGTGTCGTCGGCGACGGCAGCGAGTCCCGTCGTCGTCACGACGCTGGCGGCTCACGGCATCGGATCAGACACGACGCTTTATTTCAAGGGGATTTCCGTCCTTCCCGACGGCTTCTACCTCGCCCACCCAACCGGCGCGAACACGCTCTCGCTCACGGGAACGATCGGCACGGGCTCGTACGCAGGAACCGCGGGTCGCGTCTACCAGCCCGTCTCACTTGGATTCGCGGCGGATGTCATTGGGCCAAGCTCGAACGCTGGGCCGACGCAGATCAATACGCTCGTGACCGCGAGTCCTGGCGTCTTCGTCACGAACCTCCTCGCGTTCTCAGGATCGCCGTACGAGAGCAACATCGCGCTCGCGAGCCGGTGCCGGGCAAAACTTGGGAGCCTGAGTCTCAACGGACCGAAGGGGGCCTATTCGTATGCAGCCCTGACATCTTCTCAGCTCCTCGCGGCGCAGTCGCCCGCGAAGACACTTACAAGCGCGATCACGCGCGAGACGGACTCGAACAGTCTTGCCACGGGCACGGTCACGGTGACGGTCGCCAACGCCTCGGGTCCGGTTCCCGGTGTTGCGCAGGTCGTGATCACGGGCGCGACGAATGCGAGCCCGATTGTCCTCCAGATGGCCAGTACGGCCGGCATTACGACCGGCATGGTCGGTCTCGTCACCGGCGTCCAGGGCAACACCGCAGCGAACGGGTACTGGACGATGACCTTCGTGGACGGTACCCACGTATCCCTGAACGGGTCGACCGGCAACGGGGCCTATACCGTCGGCGGCCAGCTCGAAGCGGGGGATATCGGTCTCGTCGATTCGATTGTTCAGGCGTACGCCACCCCGAACGGGGTCACCTCGGTAGTCCAATCCGCGGCTGCGCTCAACGTCACGATCGTGGCGACGGTCTACGTGCCGCTTGCTTTCCTCGCCGACTACGGGACGAATCCGGCGTCGAATAAGGGGACCGTCGCGCTCACAAGCTACATTGCTTCGCTACCGATCGGCGGGGTTACCGGCATTGACGGCGCGACGAACGGAGTGATCCCTTATGCGAAGTTGATCGAGACTCTGCTTCAGGCGGGAACGACCGGAGGTCGAGAGTACTCGATGTCTGTTGCCGGCCTTCTGATCAACGGGTCCGGAACGGACCTCTCGATGGGACCGACCCAGGTTGCCGTGATCTCGTCTCTCAACATCGCCGTGCAGGGGGTTTGATGTTCAAGGATCTTCTCACCACGCCTGGCGTCGCACCCCCCTGGCTTCTCGGGGCGATCGGCAAGCTGAAGTTGCAGCTTTTCGGGGCCACAATCGATCAGCTGTCGGGAGAGCTCACGGGAAAGTCTTCGGCTGCGGCCGAAGCCGGTATGCCGATGAAGGCCGACGCGACGGCGCTTCCTCTTATCGGAAACGACCGCCTCATCACGCAAGGTCCGAACGAACCGACGGCGACCTATCGCCAGCGCCTGCGAGCCGCGACGGACACGTGGAGAACATTCTCTGGCAACGATTGGGGCATCATGATCCAGGCGCTCTCCCAGTTCACGGGCCTGAACGGAGCAACGCAGCCACGGATCCGATGCGTGAGCAATTCCTGGGTCTGGAACTGGTTCGAGGCTGGTGCTGACCTGACGCAGCCACCATGGCATGCGGTCAAGACGTGGCAGTGGGATACCACGATCCCTCCAGGGAGCCCCGACAGTGGCACGCCGGCGCAAGCCTGGTGGCGTACATGGATGTCAGTCGAATCGGTCGGCGCGACTGCGTTCGCAACGCAGTGGCCCACCCTTGGCACGGGAGGTCAGCCAACGCTCGGCAATCTAACGACAGGGAGCCTCGGATTCACGAACGTGGCGCCTGCTTTCTGGAACTCACTGCGGGCGATTCTGGAGACATTCCGATCGAAGCAGACGGCGATCCGCTGGATCCTGATCACCTTCTCCCAGTCCTTGATCAATCCTGGCTTCGGAGCGGACGGTTCTCACAATCCGGCGGGCGACTGGGGGTACGGGTACAAGATCGTCTCCGGCCAGTACCAGGCCACGTGGATCACGAACGTGCTCCCTGTACCGGGAGCCTTTGGCGCGCAAAACTTCGGCTCTCCGAACTACCAGTCTCACCCTGAATTCGGCTATCGAATCGTCCAGGGCCAGTACGTGGCCTACTGAGGACCCATGGCAGGCACACCGTATAACGGCCTTTCCGCAAACGTCGCAGCCCCGGCCGCCGTCAACATCCAGTCGTCGACGAATGCGAGTCCGATTGTCGTCCAGACGGCCGCAGCCCATGGCTGCCTGACAGGGGACATCATCGACGTATCAGGTCACCAGGTCAATACCGCAGCAAACGGACAGTGGCGCGTCATCGTCAACGACTCGACCCACGTCCAGCTCGTGGGCTCGACCGGGAGCGGCGTCGGAGGCGCCACCGGCACGACGCAGGCCATCGTCTTCACCGGCAACATCTCGCTCAACCCGGTCAATGGCGATCCCTACGACGCGAGCACGTACATCCCTGGCATGTCGTGCCTTGCCGATCGAACGGCGAAGCTCGCCGTCATGACGGGCGGCTGGAAGATCGTGAACGTTTTCTCGACCTTCGGCGGGACTCCGTTCAACTCGTGGGCAACGATCGCGAGCTTCACCGCGCTCACGCCGCTCGACTGGAGCAGTGGTGGGATCATGCCGTTCGTCAACGCAGTCGCGCCGAACTCGCTTGCGGTCGAAGCCAATGACTTGGTCCTCGTAGACGTGGTCACGTCTTTCGACGTCACGTCGAACTCTGGCGACTCATCCTCGACCCGGTACAGCAATCTGCTCTATACCGCGAACTGGGTCCCCGGAGGCTCTCCGTTCTTTTCGACGGCGAATGCCAGCCAAGATAGTAGCGTCCTCGTTCCTGCCTCAGGCGGATATCAGGACATCCGATCCATCCACCTGCGCGCCCTCGTCGAGTGTCCGTTTAGCGGGTTCTTTGACTTCAAGTTGCGCCTCGAGGCCAACGCAACGTTGACGAAGACTCTATCGCTCGATGGATCGTACCAGGCCAACGCCATCGTCCTGCGAGCCACGGCGTGGCCGCAATGATCTCTAGGGACAGACCCCGTTACCGATTACGGCGATACCTCCGTCCACGGGAGTGTACGCCGTACATGCCTCACCCGATGTACACTCACCGTTCGTCGCGACCTCGTCCGGTCTGTCCGACCACGTGGACACGGTCCCGCTCATCCACTGCACGACGGTCGACGGACCTGCACAGTAGACCGAGCCGTTCACGTTGCAGCACTCGGAAGACACCGGGACGGACCGAGCCTCAGATCCAGCTCCGGCGCCGCATCCATACAATCCGACCATCGCCGCCACGATCATCTGCCTTGACATTGGAGAACCTCCGAGACCTTCGCATGCTACGCTTGTGCCATGCCGACTGACCAACCGCTACTCACGCAAGACTTTCGCGTGATGCAGGGCGGAGCCTGGTCGATTGCCTTCCCGCTGTTCGTGGTCCAACCTTACCAACCGTTTTCGATCGCCGGGTACGGAGCGCGGTTCGCGCTCGGAGCGAACTACGGGGACGGAACCGAACTCATTACCTGTTCGATCGGATCTCCAAGCGCGCGCGGGAGCTCGATCTCCCTCGTGACGATCCCGGGCGCGCAGGGCGTGGTGTGTGCCGCGCAGCCGAATATCCGGGGTGCGGACACGCTGGCTCTGTCGATCATGCCGGGGCAACGGACCGCGCGGTTCTTTGGTCAGGTGGATGTTACGCCCCCTGGCGGCGATCCCCTGACCGTTTGGGCTGGCACCTGGTACGTCTGGGCAAGGATATGACGCGATGAGCAATCAGATCCAGGTCCCCTTCCTCGGGATCCCTGGTCCCGGCGGTCCAGGCGCATTCACGGCGGCGCCCGACGCGACGCCTGCAGGCGGCATCGTCCAGGCCACGAACATGCTCTGGGTCCCGTGCGACCTTCGCACGGGTCAGGTCACCGTGGCGGCCCCAACGGCGGCCCAAGAGGGATGGCTTTTCGCGGTGGCCGACATCTACGGGGTCGCCCCCTCGGCACCTATCCGCGTGACGTGCAGCGATGCCGGAGTCAGCCTCGCCAACCCTGCGTGGAACGGATCAGGCAGTCCCTACGGACTGCTCGGCGTCATGGTGGTCTCGCTTGGGGTGCAGGTGTGGAGGTTCTCTCTTGCGTCGCTGCAGTGGAGACTGGCGACCTGACTCATCCGCATGGTACGATTTGACCCATGCGCATGCGTCAAGCCCTGATTCTCGTCGCGGCCCTATGGGCCATCGCTTGCCGCCCATCGCCCGGAGAGCATCAGACGAAGCCGAAGCCCTCGATGGCGATGGCGATGGTGTCTTCCGCATTCACCGTCCCGGCTTGGTACATCGATGGGTCGAACACTACCGGATGCGCCTCGGACGGGAACACCTGTCAATCGGCGACGTGCGGCGGGATAGGCGTCGGCCCGTGCTCGACTTACGCGTCGATTATCAATCGATGGGGGACCGCATCGCCGACCATCGCGCAGTCAACACGCGTGACCTTCCTGTCCAACGACAATGAGCCGCCATTCTACGTGACTCCAGCGGTCACGGCGGCTGGGTCGTTCTTCATGACCGGAACGCTATCAACGGTCGGATCCGGCACGCTATCGAGCGCTACGCAGCGAAACCGCGCCACCGGCCAACTCTTGAGCGTCAATCTTGGGCAGTCCGTGGCTCCCTTCGTCGGGCTCATACTCAAGGACGTGACCAAGAGCGTATACGCCTGGATTGATTCCTCCAGCTCGGGCACGACAGCCGTGCTGTCGCAACCGTTCACGTCAACGGCCGAGTGCATATTCGTTTCTAGCGAATCGGATACAGTGACCGGAGGGGACACGTTCCAGATTATCCAGCCATCGCAAGTCAATGTCCGCAGTTTCAACCCAGCGCTCCCCATAAACACACTCGTCCCTAGCATTCAGTCTTGTTTCGAGAACATCTGGGTTCCAGATCTATCTGGGACACCCAGCACAAGCTCTTTCGACTTCAACGCCACAACCCAGGCCACGCTCTCCCGGATCGACCCGACAGCCTATTTCAGGTCTGAAAAGGTATCGCTCGAGGCAGTATACAACTTCAACGACAATTGGAACGGGGGGGCTCAGGCCAGCGCAACGGCGTCGCTCAATTCGGCGAACCTGATCGGAGGAATCCTTTACGCCAGCGAGTCCTACAGCGATCAGGGGTCCTCCAACGGAATGTATATCCTGGACGGCGGGATCATCCTGCACGGTTTCGTGCTTATGACCGGTGGCGCTCTTGGTGACGTATACGTGAAGAGTTTCCTGGATCTAGTGAAAGAGTTTATTCAGATTGGTCAGAACGTCGGCCCAGGAGTGATATGGGGACCCGGCGAACTGCAGGTCGGTCCGGGAGTCGTGCTCACGATGCGGACCGGACTGACCGCTACGCAGGCTTTTCAGCAGACCGGAGGCTTCTTTTTCGGAAACTTCTCAAACATCGGTACCGCGTGCGGGATCGATGTCACCGGGGACCCGGCGGTCTGGCATTGCGGCCGGACCCTGACACCGGCTCACATCGACGGCACCATCGCGAGCGGTGGATTCGGGGGTAGTGCCGTAGACCCTTGGCTTGGCTCCACGATCACCGCTGAGAGGTAACCGAATGTCGACAGAGCCGCCCGTCGGATTTACTGGCGATCTCGAGCCGTCACCGACTCTGGGGAGCATCGCCGCCGAACTACAGAACCTCACCCGGGCCGTGGCCGAGCTCGCGACGCGACTCGGGCATCTCGAGGTCAAGATCGAAGCGGCCACTGCTTCGTCTCAGCGCACCGTCAATGCTGTCCTCATGCTCCAGCGCCGCGTCGACGAGATCGCGACCGACTCTAGAATCAGCGCTGAAGCGGCTCGACTTGCTCAGATCGAAGCGCAGCACGCCGCCGATCGAGCTACGGCGAGCTACGAAGCAGTTCGGACGCTGACAAGCCCCATGCGAGGGCGGGAGACGACGCAGCGCAACAGTAGCCTGCCGCCGGAGGAGTGATGCTCCCTTCCTGGGTCACATGGGACCACTGCAAGGACATCGTCCAGGGCGTCGGGTACCTCGCCGCGCTCTGGTACACCCATCGCCGGACGACGAAACGCCTCGATCGCCAGGACCACGAACTGAAAAAGCAGAGCGTCGGCATTGAGTGGAACAACGAGGCGACCGAGATGATCGCGTCTGGCGCCGTCACCATTCCGCCGCCCGCGGTCATCACGACTCCGTTGCCGCCCCGCCCGAAAGTCGCCTCGCAGGTTGACATCGAGGCCGAACTCGTGGCAGAGGCCGCGAAGAAGCGGTAGAATCCGCTCGCGAGGTGAACCTCATGAGCGTGACCCTGAATCTCGTTTTGACCGGCCTCATCGCCGGTCTGGCAGGCGCCGCCGCCGCAATCGCTCCCGTCGAGCCCGTCATCGCCAGCTATCTCGGAGGCGCCGCGGCGATCCTCAAGATCGCTGACGGCATCCTGACTCATCAGGCGGTGAAGTCGTGAAGCGGGCTCTCGCCATTCTCGCGGTGAGCCTGTCCCCGCTCCTCGCCTGCCAGGGCTGCTCTGCCGCCCAACAGCAGGCCGCCGTCCCCGCGATCGCCGCGGTCGTTGAATGCGTCTACGAGCACGTTGACGCCTGCATCGTCGCGAAGACGCCGTGGATTGCGTGCACCGAGCAGACCGCCATCGCATGCGGCGTGGACGTGCCCGGGGTCGTTTCGATCTGGGCCTCGAAGCAGGCATCGGAGGCCCGAGAAAGAGGCGACGGGGGCGTCAATCCGGCGAGCTACCCGTGACCGCCCGCACCTTTGTTCTCATCGACGAAACAGGCGGCCTCAGCACCGCAAACGGGGAGACTCTCACCGCCACCAAGCTCTCCGCCATCGCGTCCGCCTGTCAAACCTACCTGAACCGCGATGTCGCCTCCGAGCACGGGGGCGGGCCCTGCCTTGTGCGCGTGTCGTCCGGGGCCGACCTCCAATCCGGTGAGATCGTCTTCGCTATCCTTCCTGCCCTTCCGAATGCGCCTGGCGCCGTCGCCTACCACTCCGTGGACGGGGCGGGACTGGCAGTAGCCTACGACGCGATCGCCGCGTCGGACAGCCTTACCGGTCCAGGAAACAGCCTATCCGTCGCCATCTCCCACGAGCTCGCGGAGATCGTTGGAGACGAAGGCTGTAACCTCTGGGCGGATGACGGGACCGGGACCGAGCACGCGCACGAGCTCTGCGACCCGGTCGAGGTGCAGAGCTACGAAGTCACACCGGGGAGCGGGATCTACGTCTCGAATTTCGTCCTCCGAAGCTACTTCGACCCGTCGCACGCGGGACCCTTTGACTGGATGACGCTTGTCGGACTGGTGGGCGCAGTCGCACCTTCGGGGCCGCTCCAGACCGCGATCGGAGCGGGCGGGAATTACCAGATCACCCGGAAGGCCGATCCGTCGACCGAGACGCAGGTCACGGCCCTGTTCCCGTTCGGCTACCGACGCCCTTGGCGACACGGAAGTCGAAGGGCGAAGCGAGGGGTTGTTCCGTGATCGCCGGCACCGCCACCCCCGGGGCCTGGGTCGACACGTCGTGGAAGCTGACTCCGTCGGTGCTCTCCGCGCTCAAGCAAGCGGGCAAGGTCGGCGTGATGCGCTACGTGCCACTCCCCGGCAATGCGAGCGCGGGGGACATCTCCGGCGGAGAGATGGCTGATATCCTCGTGGCAGATCTCGAGCTCCTCCTCGTGCAGCACGTTCGACGGCCTCCGTGGCTCCCCCAGGCGTATTCAGGCCTGCTCGACGGTCAGGCTGCCGCTGACTCGGCGCGTGCAGTTGGGTACCCGCCTGGGGCCCATGTGTTCCTCGACCTCGAGGGGGCCGCCGGGCAACCGTCCGACGCCGAGAAGTGGACGAACGACTGGGCGGCCGCGGTCAAGTGCGAGGGGTACCTCGCGGGCCTGTACGTGGGCTACAGTGCGCTCCTCTCACCGCTCGAGCTCTACGCGCTGCCCGACTTCGACTGCTACTGGTCGGACGCGGGGCCCCGACAGGTGGCAACGCGTGGGTTCGCGATCAAGCAGGGGGCTGAGGTCACGATCGGGGGCGTTACGTTCGACCTCGACGAGGTCCGCCAAGATCTGCTGGGCGGATTGCCGGTAGCGGCTCGGGCCTAGGCGAGCATCCTCCTCGCCCGCTCGAGGCACTCCGCCCAGATCTCCGGCTCGGCATCCTCACCCTGGCCCAGCTTCGCCAGCGCCACGCCGAGCATCGATTCGGGAATCGTGTGCCCTCGCCAGTCCGAGTGCTCCTCGACCCACGCGATCGCCCGCGGGTCGGTCGCGAAGAGGCGACGGGCGAGGTCGTCCAACGTCTCGATGCCGCAGAGATCGTCTTCCTGCAGGACCTCGCGAAGAGCGCCACTGCCCGGCCCCGGAGCGTCTGTTCGCTCCACCGCGGTTACCGGCCGCGACGGGTTGGCCTCCGGACGAGCCTTGCCCGAGGCCGGGCTTGGTTCCGGGCCGTGGCTGCCCGGGGTAGTAGGTCCGGGGCAGGAAGACCCCACCGAAGGTTCCGGGAGCGACCCGGCAAGCTGACTAGCGCCTGCGCCTAGGCACGGTTTATCAGACCGGTGCGAATCGTTACTAGCTTCGCTCCCTCGGAGGGGACTGCTGAATTCGCAGCAGCGCCGCCCGCAGCCGCGCGATTTCGTCGGCGGATTCGGCGCGGCCGTCCTCGTAGCCATCGCGATAAGCGTCGTCAGCGTTCCAGGGTTCGTCATGCCCCAGCCTGAACTCGCTCGGCTTGCTCATGGCTTCTTCTCCACCGCTGCGAGCAGCCTGAATTCGGCGCTATTCAACTTGGCGTGAGCCTCGTAGATTGCCGTCTCCAACTCCCGCACGCGAGCCTCGGCGGATTCGGCGTTGGCGTGCTCCATCCGGTAGAGATTCTCCGCCGCGTCCGCCCGCGCGATGGCAGCGACCCGCTGCGACTCGATGCTCGCGCAAGTCGATTCGTAGACGTCCTTGCGCACCGTGAAGTCCACGACTTCCTGAAGCGACTTGGCGGTGTCGTTCGCCTTCGTCTTCCACTCCTCCCGCTCCGCGACGACGCGGCGGGCTTCGTCGGTGATGGCCATGTTTGCCGGTACGCGCAGGACCTCGCGCACCATGCTCAGCACCTCACGAGTCGTTTTTGCGTCCGCATTGGCGAGGGTCGCCGACAGTTCTGCGTCCCGCTTCGCCTCCGCCACCCGCTTCTCGACGACGTCGGCGCGGACTACGCGAATCGACGGACGCGGGCGGTTCAAGCCACTCCCGATCGTCGACCAGCACTCGATGCCGCTCCCCACCTGATAGAGCGTCATCTCTACAGGCTTACCGTCGTCGTCGCGCACTATCTCCGGCGCCTCCGCGGCCTTGACCTCGGCCGCTACCGGCGTGGACGAATCGTGACGGCCACCACGAACGCCACCAGCACTAGAAGTGCCCAAAACATCGCCAGATACGCCGTCCACCGCCACGCCGTGTCCTGATTCAGCCACTCGAGCATCGGGGGCCTCCCACATCGGGCATGTACGAGCATGCCTCGGGTATTTACCTTGGGACGTGCAGAGACAGTCGGAGTCAACCTCGCCGGCACCGCTCCCCGGGGCACTTCCGCTTGCGTCATTCCGCAGAGGCGATGGGGAGGGTGCGTGGTTCGGTGCCGGCTCTTCGGGGACCCCCGTCCGGCTCGAGGGGAAAACGCCGGCTTCGTCCGGTTTCCCCGAAGTCTTCGCTTTCGCGGCCCGTTCCTCGACGCCGAGAGCGTGAAACCAGGCGCGAGTGACGGAACAACTGGCGTCGCCACTACTGCCCCAGTCTGGAAAGTCGCACGCCTGGTACTTCCGGAAACAGCTCGTGCAAGCTACGGCGCAATCTGTCTTCGCGCCGCAGCACGGGCAAATCGTAAGCGGTCCCGTGCGTTCGTAGTGGTCTGCGGGGTGGGTTGCGGATTGGGCTGGCACTTCAGTTCCCACATGGACGGCGCGCACCGAGCTGCCGGTGCGTTGGTCCACGATAACGAATTGGTCTTTCGGCATGTCAGGATCCACGACGATTCGCATACCCACCGCTTCTGCCTCCAGCTCACGGGTGAGTCTGGCGATTTCGTTGTCAACCTCTCTTCCCCATCGATACCGCGTCCATCGAAGCGCCTCGATGCGTACCTGCTTGAGTTCTCGATCAGAGCTCATCGTCGTCCCCCTTCTCCCATTCATCCACGTCGCACGGTACCGGCACCTCGGTATAGCCGGGGAAGTGGTCGCTCACCTCGCACGCGCGCAGGCGATCGGTCCAGAGGACGAGGCTCTTGCGGGCCCGCTCGATCATGGCCGGCGTCAGAACGAGGACCGTGCAGCAATGGGGCGGGGTCGCCTCGACGCCGACGATGGCGAGCTCGTAGTCAGCCCATTCCAGCTTCGCGGTCTGGTAGAGCGTAATTTGCTGAGGCCAGAGGCGTTCGCGCGCGTGGCGGGCGAATCGACGGGGCTCGGTGGAGTTCGTGACCTTGAGATCGGAGATCAGGTTCCAACCGACGACATCCACACCACGGGTGACGAACGGAAGGCCGAACGCGTCCCATTCGAGGGCGACCTGGGGCTCGCCGGTGAGGTAGTCACTGGCGGCGCGGTCACGCGAGAGCGCGTCGGCGATGTTCTTGGCAGTTTCGAGCTCGTCGAGGTCGTAGATCTCGAAGGCGGCATACCGCTTCTTGAACGTCTCCCATTCGTTGCCAGCACGGAGAGGCGGCTTGCCCTCGGCCTTTCGCTTCTCCGATCCCTCCCACACGACGTAGTCGTGCGTCCCCGGAAACACGAGCGCGTCGACGAGCGCGCCGAGCCGCATCGCGGGCGTCGGCTCGGTCTCGGGGGCGTTAACCGAGTAGAGGTAGTGGGCCGGAGACTTGGCCATTTCCTTCAAGTCGGAGAAGTGGACGCGGCCGTCGGAGGCGCGGGTGTTAATCTTGCGAACGGCATTGATCCGCGCGTACTGGGCTTCAGCGGTCATGGCGCCGCCCCTTCCAGCGCCCCCGTCATCGGCGCCTCGCTCGGCTTCACGTTCACGATCCGGACGCCGCCCGTCTTCGTCGTGCCGAAGGTCACGGCCTCGTCGACGTAGAGCTGGATCGACTTGCCGATCCAACCCTGCATGATCGGGCCGTAGAGCGTGATCAGCGTCTTGCGGTTCACCTGATTGCAGATCCAAAACTTCTTCTGGCCGCGGAACTCGATCCGGAGCTTGTTGAGCGGCTCCTCGACCTCGGAGCCGTCACTCAGCTTCTTCTTCCGACGATGCGCTGGCTTGTAGAGGGTCACACGCTCGATCACGAGGACGGGCCGGAGCCGGGCGCCGGTCTCGGGATGCACGAGGTCCCATTGCCCGATCGCGTTGTGCTCAACGACGGCGCGGGCGTCGAGAGGGGAGGAGGTGGTGGAGTCGACTTTCCACGAGGTGGTCATCGGGCAGCTTCCTTTGCCACCAGATCGCGAATGAGCTGCGCCATCGAGACGCCGCGCAATCTGGCCAAGCGTCTGCAAGCCTGCCTCGCAGCCAGGCTGCCGAAGCTCACGTATAGGCCAACCTTTTCCTGTTCCGGGCGACTCTTGCTCCCCTTAGGGCGCCCGCGTCGCATCGCTTTCGTCATCGTCATGAGAAATAGTCTTGCATCGAGAAGCGAGCCGTGTCAATTCTATTTCTCATGTCAGCGACAGGCCGCAGCGACGTACGACGCAAGGACGACTTCTACGCCACCCCGGGCTGGTGCACGAGGTCAATATTGCCCCACCTTTCGACCGGCAGATCGGTGCTCGATCCGTGCTGCGGCGACGGCGCGATCCTCGTCGAGTGTCAGGCGCGCGGGCTCGAGTGCCACGGCATCGAGCTCCGGGAGCGAGGCGGCTCGAGCCTCTTCAAGTCGATGCGGCAGGCGGACGCGCTCGATCTCGCAGTGCCCTGGAATGTCGCCGACTGCATCATCACGAACCCGCCCTACTCGCACGCGATGGGGTTCGTGATGCGCGCGATCCAGCTCCGGATTGAAGCCGCGTTCCTCCTGCGTCTGAACTGGCTCGGGGGCCAGCGACGGGCCGCCTTCCACCGCAAGTACCCGAGTGACGTCTATGTGCTGCCGCGACGACCTTCCTTCGTCGGCAAGGGCACCGACGCGACCGAGTACGCCTGGTGCGTGTGGGGGCCCGGACGCGGCGGCAGGTGGTCCGTGCTCGAGGTGGAGTCGTCGTCGAGGGGCGGCCGAGTCGACTCGAGGCTGGCCCTGACCATCGCGACAGAGGCTGCGACCTTGAAGCAAGAGAGCCTTTTCAAACCGGAGACCCTATGAAGATCTACCTCACCGGCGCATCGAAGGAACTCGAACTCTGCGAATCGTTCCGGGACCGGCTGCGCGCCGCCGGACACGTCATCACCCACGACTGGATGCGCGAGATCCGGTGCTGCCCCGTGTCCGACCACGATCTCTCCCACGAGTCGCGGGTCCAGTACGCCCTCGACGACATGCGGGGCGTGATGGCAGCGGACATAACGTGGATCCTCATCCCGGAGAACACGAGCGCCGGATGCTGGGTCGAGATGGGCATCGCACTCGGCGTCGGCGGCTGCGTCGTCGTCTCCGGGAACTGGCGCAAGTGCATCTTCGCGGACCTCGCGGTGTACCGGTTTACGACGCATGAGAGCGCGCTCGAGTGGATTACGACGGAGGCGACGGCGGCATGAAATTCCCGACCGCAACGAACGACTACACGAGCGCAGAGACATACCAAAAGGCCGAACGCATCCAAGAGCTCTCACGCCGGCTCGAGATCGACCTCGTCGAGTTCTTCATGGTCCACATGCACTTGCCGGGGCCGCCGACGCTGGAGCAGGCGCGGGCGGCGATTGGGCCGATGGTGACGAGGGCGCTCGAGAGGGCGAGGGCGGCGTGAAGACCGACAATGCAGCCGTATTATTGAGCGGCGGAATGGATAGCGTCGCTGCGCTCTGGTGGGCGCGCGCCCGGTATGACCGCGTCGCTGCGATGCTATTCGACTACGGGCAGCCCAATCGAGACCAGGAACTGACGGCCGCCTATCGCGCCGCCGAAGACGCGCGGGCCGACCTGAATCTCCGGTTTGCGCTCGCCGACACACTGCCGAGGGGACGCGGCATCCTCGCGGGCATCGTCGACCATGACGATCAGGCACACGGACTATCGCCAGCCTTCGTCCCTGGACGCAACCTCGTGATGCTCACGGTTGCCGCTGCGCACGCGTGCGTCGCCTTTCCGAACGGAAACATAGACCTCGTAATTGGCGCGTGCAAGGAAGACGCGGCCGGCTTCCCTGACTGTCGGGCCGGCGTCTTCTCCAAGCTCGCCGAGGCGCTACGCGCTGGTAACGGCCGACAAATCGGCATCGTGGCGCCGTGGGTCGACCTGCACAAGGCGTCGATCTGGGGACTCATCTCGGCGGAGGCACGCGAATCGGTCGCGCGGTCGTGGAGTTGTTATCGCGCAGATGGCCCGTGCGGCGCCTGCACGGCATGTGTTCTTCGCGCCCGCGCGTTCGCTGCCGCTGGCATCGAGGACCGATGCACCCGCGCGGCGATGACCGGCGGTGACGGAAGATGCTGGTGATGGTCGGCTCGACGCGATCCCGTCGCGCCATTGCGCGCCTTCGTGAGCTCGGTTGGGGCCGAGTCTTTTGCGAGAAGCCGACGCCATACCCTGGCGAGCCTTGGGCGCTCGACAATGGAGCGTTCGCGGCGTGGAAGAACGGGAAGCCGTTCGACGCCGACCGCTTCGCGGCGCGCGCGTGGAACGCCGCAGGGCTCGCACCCGTATTCGGAGTACTTCCCGACATCGTCGGGGGCGGAGTTGAGAGTCTGGCCCTCTCGCTTGCGTGGCTCCCGAGGCTACCGCCCATCGCCTGGTATCTCGCGGTCCAGGACGGAATGACAACCGCCATGGTGGAACCTCTGCTCGATCATGTCGCGGGCCTGTTCCTCGGCGGGACGACGGAGTTCAAGGGCACGGCACCGATCTGGGCGCACATGGCTCACACAGCCGGCAAGCGGTTCCACTACGCCCGCGTCTCGACGGAAATACATATTAGAAGAGCCATAGACTGCGGGGCCGACTCGATCGACTCAACGCAGCCGCTCTGGAGCAAGCGGCACTGGATCAAGTTCGAGCGCGACGTATTCGACAACTTGACTCAGGAAGTCCTATTTCGATGACCGCCATCGACGACGCCGCTCCGATCCTGAAAGCCGCCATGCGTGAGTACCGCGACGCCGGGATCGAGTACGCGATGAACCCGACGAGCACGGACGCACTCCGGCGCATGCAGCGGGCAGCGAAGAAGATGCTCGTGGCCGAGATCGCGATGAGCGACGCGGAGATCCTCGAGATGACGGGGATGGTCGGTGGCTGACGACCGATTCGCCCTAACCTGCCCCGGCTGCGGCCTCCGGACGATCGATCCGGCAACGCGGCGTTGCGACTGCGGCGGCATCAAGGGCGTCACCGGGTTCCAGCACGCGGCGACGTTCGACTTCGAGGCCGATTCCGAGCACGAGGCAGGGCCACCAAGCGTCTCGAGCGTCCGGTACGGGTTCGGGTCGCTCGACGGAGAATGTTTCGTGTACGACGCGTCGGCGGCGCTTCCGCTGAGGGAGAGGCCGCCATGCGATGCGAGTGCTGCGACCGGGATTCGGCCATCTGGGCTGTCACTTCGAACGGATGGATCCTCTGCGACGGGTGCGTCTACTCCGAGTTCATTGCCTTCATCGTTCACGCCCGGTACGCGTGGCGGAAGGCGTAGAGCAAAGGCTGGACAAGGCTCGCTTTTTTGACCACCATCCCCCCCACCCTACCACGCACGGCGGGGGGCGGGGGGCGGGCCGGGCCGGGCGGCGGTTTTGCGGGCGGGGCAGCGGGAGGGAGGGCGGTCCCCCCTCCTCCGCGTGCGCCTACACTTTCCTACCCGGGTCATTCCGCACCCAATTACGGCGCGAGCCCGGAAGATCTACCCTGTCACTCCGGCCCCCGACGTCCCACGGCTCCAGACCGAATGGCTTGCTACGGTTGAGCTAGAGCGCACGCGCGCTCGCTCCCGCGTGCCAGCGGCGCAGCCAAGGCGCGAAGCGTGCCCGAAAGCGGAAGCGGCCCCGCATGACGGATCGGCTCCGGCCCCCTCGGAGCCCACCCTCCACCCGAATAGCAGATTCGGTGCCAGGGGGGCAAAACCTAACCGTATCCTAACCGCTACGGTTGAGCTAAAGGGGGTTGAGGGGGTTGAGGGGGTTGGTTTCCCCAGCCGTAAAGTGAGGGCGGCTCAGCCGTGGAATCCTGTACGGCTATACTATCCGTCTTCTCTATTACTCTAGGGATCCAACCCCCTCAACCCCCTCAACCCCCTCTGGCGTCATTCTGCAGCCTTTTTCGGCTCTGTCGCGAGAGGGGGTTGCAGAGGGGGTTGACCGAGCAACCCCCTTTAGCTCAACCGGTCTAGTGGGACAGAATGTCGTCCAAGTACTCCGGACCGTCCTCGATTGCGGCAATCTGTCCCGCCCCGTTCCCGTTGACGTACGCCGGACCAGTTTCGGGGGCCGATGGCGAGCTCGGGGCGGGTGGGTCAGGATTGACCCGGGTCACTTTCGACCGAGTGACGCGCCATCGGACGAGGTGGTCTTCGGCCCCTGCCCGCTCGAGCCGAAACGGGGGGTAGTAGACGTCGGCCATCGCCGAGAGGCGCTTGCCGAGCTTCCTCCGGTCGAGCTGGGCCGAGTCCCCTTTGCCCGACGTGCATTCGAGCGCGTCGATCGCTTCGCGAAGGTCCGCTTTCGCATCGCGCTGCGCGCTCGTGTCGCCCGCGCCGCCGCCGACCTCGGCGGCATAGACCCGACCCACAAGCGCCTTCACGGTCGTCGCCTCGAGGCGGTAGACGTCCTGGTAGCGGTAGAGCGCCTCGAGCAGCCGGAACTCGATCTCGTCCGTGTCCGTTCCTTGAGCGTCTAGGACGAGCTCCCGAACGTCGACCGCGCCCCCGGTCGCCCATTTGATCATGGGGGGAACGGTCCGTCCCCAAGCCTCGAAGCTATTCAGGCGCCGGCAGCCCTCGACCGGCTTGCCGGCTTGGACCCATCCGCGGATGACCGTGAACGCGGCCCCCAGGAGCCTCGCCCGATGCTCGCGACAGTAGGCGAGGAGGTCTGGGTGGGCGAACTCGGAAACCTCCTCCTCGCGCCTCGTGAGCTCGGCGGCGAGGCATCGGCGGTCGGTGTCGCCGTCGACCCGTGCGCGGTTCGACGTGAAAACGATCGTGGTCGTCCAGGGGAGCGACCGGGTCTCGGTCTTGCCGAGGACGCGGAAGCTCGTCTCGCCGTCGCAAGTGGAGACCTTGTCGAGGGCCGCGCCGCCGATCGTCGACCCGGTCCCGACGTTGTCGAAAAAGGCGACCGGAAGCGATGCCGTGGCTATTGACGACAGCACTTTTTCCTGCTCCTCCCCCTCGCCGGCCCAGGTATTCGCCCCGGGGATTGATCCGGTCGCGATGAGGCAGGCCGCCTTCGCGACGAGGCTCTTGCCGCAGTCCTTCTGCGGCGCCCGGAAGAGAAAGATGGGGACGTTTCCGGAAATGACCGGACGAAGGAGGATGGTCAGGATGAGAGCCGCGGCGGCGTACCTTGCCGCGGGCGAGGCGAAGTGAAACTCCGCGAACGGTTCGAGGAGCGCGGTCATGGCCGTGGACGCGTCGGCCTGGGTGACCGTCTCCCAGACGTGGCGGACCTCGATCGAGGTCGCGACGAGGTAGCGGGTCTCCGGGTCGTATCCCTCGGGCGTGATCGAGCCGTCGAGGTGGATGATCGGGGTTTTGCTGATCCCGCGGATGGGGCGGATGTGGGCCCAGAAGCGCTTGCCGAGGAAGGCCGCGGTGACGTCGCCGGTGGGCGTCATCGACTTCCAGCCGGTCCCGCCGTCCGGGAGCTTGACCTCGGCGCCGTAATGGGCGTGCTCGGAGACGGCGGGGAGGAGCGTCTCGCGCTTGAGGGGCGCCATCATGAGGTCGTCGGGCGCGAAGGCGATCCCGAGGCGCTTGGCGTCCTCGGCGAGGATTCCCCGGACGAGGCAGAGTGACCCGGTCCGCTGGTAGATCCTGGGGTCGCTTGTCCCGATGACTTCGTCGAGTTCGTCCAGGATCCGGTGGATGTCGGTGCCGGCGCAGATTCGGGGGCGCGTGCTCATCGGGACTCCGAGGCGAAAAAAAACCCGGGTCCCTCGCCGGGGACCCGGGTCAAACGTGACTCAGTGGGTGTTAGACGTACGTCATCAGAAGGGGATGTCTTCGTCGGGGACCGTGGTGGCCCGGACCGGCGCCGAGCCCTTCTTGCCGGGACGGTGGGGCTCGACGTCGACCTCGTAGTCTTTCATCGGGTTGCCCTTGTCGGTCGGGATATCGGCCGAGTAGGTGATCTTGACCCAGGCGCCGGGGACGAAAAGCTCCCGGTTGTCCTCGACGATCTGCTTCAGCTTCTTCGTGCAGCGGATCTGCTTGGGGCCGCTGTCGGCGCGCAAGATCAGGTTGTCCTCCTCGCCGTAGCGCGAGGGGACACCCTCGTTGTACTCGACGAATTCGCCTTCGACGCTGTCGCCGATCTCCTGGAACTTGACGAACATGCTGTCGGCTTGGTCACGCGGCTTGGTCTTCAGCTTCATGGGGTCTCGTTGGGTGTTGGGGTTGGGTGTTGGTGTTGCGGGTGAGGGGTGAGCTCGATGCGGACGCCGTACGTCCTCGCCGGCGCCTTGGCCTGCGCGTAGCTCCAGGCGACGCGCGGATCCGCGTCGTCGACGCCGAGCCAGGCGGCGACGGCATCCCGGACGTGCTTGCAGGCGGCGGCGAGGTTGTCGGAGTCGAAGGCGCGCGGCGCGACCCGGGTCAGGGTGACGCTGACGGGGAGCGACGGCGGGCGGTACGCATGCAGGATGCCCGTCGCGATGGCCTTCTCGGTCTTTCCGCGCCGGGCGACGGTGCGCCAGTGCTTTCGGTTGTTGAGGGGATTGTGGAGGCGGACGCCCGCGATCTCGAGGATCATGCCGCCCTCACGCGGCGCATGTTTGCGGCGCGGGCGTAGGAGACGGCGAGCCGGATCGCCTGGGAGAGCGTGCATCCGGTGGCCTTGGCGAGCGCCTCCAAGTCAGCTCGCTCGTCGTCGCTCAGCCGGATCTTGACCTGGTGCGGCCTCTGCCGCGCGCTCTGCATGGGTCCGATTGTGGTCCCTTTTGGGTCCGCTTGTCCAGCGGTCGCGTCGTTTTCGTGGGACCTCGGACTACTGGGTCAAAACTGACCTGCCTCGGTGCGCCTTGCAGCGGCAAGGCAGGCGATGGCCCGCGATGCCGTGAGGGCGCCCCGTCCGGAGCTTGATCGCATAGACGCTGCGGCAGGCCGCGCAGCGCGTGAATGGGGCGGACGGCTCCGCGCAGTCGACGCAGGCGCCGGCCGCGATGCGCTCGGCGCGGAGCCTCGCCCTCCTCTCCCTCTTCACGACGCCGCCTCGAGCTCGCTCGCCGCCGCGTGCCACTCTTTTGCCGCGATCCGCAGCATCGCCCCGGCGACGAGGCCTCCGGCGGCGCTGCCGCCCGCGCTCTCGATGGCGTAGTCGCGAGCGCGCTCGAGCAGGGCCTTGCGCTTGGCGAACTCGACGGCGATGGCTTCGCGGCGGGTCACGGCCGCCCCGGCGGCCGCTTCGGCAGCAAGCTCGGGTCATGCATCCAGTCCGGGCGAGCGGACGGCCCCTCCTCCCGCTCCCGCTCCTTCTTTGCCACAACGGCCGACGCGACGCCGTTGTCGACGAAGGCCCTGTTGACCTTCCTGGGCGGCGGCGGGACGAGCCCCTCCTTCTGCCGCGGCGTCGGTCGCCGACGCGGCCCCGCTCCCTTCCTGCGCCCGCGCAGGGTCTTCGCTTCGCTCTCGGTCCAGCCGTCGTCGTGGGCGGCGCTCATGGGGCGTCGTCCTCGTCGGGGTCCCCGTCATAGACGTTGGGAGGCTTCGAGAGCGCCTCGGCCTCGGCCCTCCGGATCGTTTTCGGGCGCATCTCCCACCAGATCGCATCGAGCCAGTGCCAAATCCTGTCCCACATGGTCACGTCTCCTCGGTGGCAGCGCACATGCGCTCGATGCACTCGATGGTCAGCCGATAGACCTTGATCCGAGCGTCGGCGTCGGCGGCGTCGGCGGCGGCGTCGGCGGCGTCGGCGGCGTAGGCGGCGGCGGCGGCGTCGGCGGCGGCGTCGGCGGACCTCTTCGCCACCAACGCGCTCTCACAGTCCACCACTTCCGGCAACGCTCGCAGTTTCTCCGCGTTCTCCTTCTGGCCCCGCGCCTCGAGCGCGAGGGGTGCCGCCACCCTGACCGAGAAGTCCGCCGCGATGAAGGCTCGACGGCGCATGACCGGCAGCGCGGCTCGCGTTCCGATTAGCTTGGGCAGCAGCGGCGCCAGGAGTTCCGTCCGGAGCTTGTCGTCTCCGATTCGATCATTCAGGCGACGCACCATCGACGCGATGACCGGGCACGTGCAGACCGGACGGTCCGTGTGCTCTTCGCCCGCGAGCCATGCAACGGCCTCCATCGCTCAGACGCCGTCTTCACGCTTCGGGTGATTCCCATGCTTGAGCACAATGCTTTGCAGATCCATCACTTCCTCCTTGTCGCTTCCCGAAGGCCGATCTTGATCAGTCTCCCGATCACGGCGTTCATCGAGAGCCTCATACCCTCCTTCGTCTGGAGCGCGACGCGGTAAGCGTCGATCGCCTCCCATTCCTCTTTGGACATCCGCACGCTCCCGCCCCGGAGCGGCGCCCTCGTCTCGGTCTCGTCTGTCGTCATGCATCCACTGTAGCCGCGACTTGCGCCGTCGTCAATCAAAGCACTTTACTTTTTCTCGGTCCGGTCGTATTACTAGGACATGAAGACCGACGACGTGAAGCTCGTAAACATGTGGATGCTCGAGGTCGCGGCGCGATGCGCTCGCGTGGCGGCGAGGTGCGGACGATGAGCGCCGCCGCCACGATCCCCGCCCCGGCCCCTTGGTGGGTCGACTGCGGCGAGATCTCCCGCCTCCTCCGTCACCTGCGCGACAACGGAGACCTACGCGAGCTCGATGACGCAATCCGCCTCGTCGAAAAACCCTGGCACTGGACCGAGGAGTACGAGACGATGTGCGCGGAGCAGGACGGCGGCCGCGTCGCTCGAGACGGCGCCGCCGACGCGTACGAGGCGCGCGAGGCGATCCGGGAGTACGAGGAGCCGTGAGCAGGCTCTCGAGTCGAGAGATCGACGTCTGGAATGCCGTGTACGCGGCGGAGTGGGTGGCTTCTTTTCGTGCCGCAGAGGCCCATGGGGTCGACTTCGACCGGGCCACCGGGGCCGACGGAAAGCCTGACACCCTTTCCCACGCGGAGCGTGCGATTACGGTTGCCGACCGGGCCATCATGGATCTGCGCCGGTGGCGCAAGTCTGAGTGCCCCGACGCGGGCGAGGTGGTGCGCCCGTGACGTACACACAGCTCTGCGAGGCGCCCATCCGCGACGTCCACCGGCTCGGACAATGGCTCGGCCTGGACGTCGCGCGGCGCGAGGGAGAACCGGCGGGCGAGTACATACGACGCCTCCGGGTCGTGGTCTGGATGGCCGTGCGGCGGAAGATGCTGGTCGGGCCGTGAGCGCCGACGAGTCCGCGACCGAGTGCCTCAACGGCCACGACGTGCTCGTGCGCGACGCCGGCACGGGCCCCGTCGAGGTCAATGCCAGGCTGAAACGGGGGCGCTGGACGGGATGGTACCGGATCGAGCGTGACGGCCACCCATGGTGCCCCGAGTGCGGGGCCGAGGTTCTGACCGAGGAAAATAATGACCAAGGAACGTGAAGATCTGTTCATGTCGTTCGTCTCCAGGGCGCTAGGGACGCCCAGCGAGTGTCCGTTGAAGGACGTCAACGGCACCGCCATCAAGGCTTTGGTGGAGGCTTTCGACACGCTGCATCCGATCAAGAAAGACGATCAGGCGCCGTCCGTGGTCCTCGAAAAGGGACCAACGAAGCCGGAAGTGCAGGACTTTCAAGACGCGATCTACGAAGAGCCCTGGACCGTGTATGTCATCCGAAACACCGTCAGCGGCGTCTGCTACGTCGGCGTGGCGAGCAAGGGCTTCAAGAGACGATACAGGGGTGGGGAGTGGTGGGCGGAGCACCACAACGACCGCCTGTCAAGGGACGTTGTAGCTTTCGGCCTCATGAGTTTCAGAGTTCTCGTGCACGTGTGCCTTGACGAAACGGACATGCGACGGCAGGAGGCGGAGCTGCTGAGGGCGAATCGGTTGTACACGTACAACGTGCGCAACGAGCCCGACAATCGGTGATGTCGATTTGTCTTGACACGTGCTCGGCATGGGTGGTGCTCTTTAGGGGTTGCCCCTTCCGGTCCA